ATATCGTTGGATGAACTCCTCTTTTCTATTATCATCCGGGTAAACCAAATAGAAATATAAACAATTGTCTAACAAAGCATCTCTCACTTCTTTATGTGAAGAAACAAAGATGTATTTGTATTTACCAATGTTCTCTTTGATATGGTTTATGTAATTCTGCGGAAAACTTGGGTTTCTTGTTTTATTACCGTGTTCATCAACAACCCAACTAAAACCACTTGAATCAGAATCCAAGGTGGTCTCAGGGTTATTCTTATGATAGGTAGTTTTTCCCACACCGGGAAATGCGGATACTATCTTAGTTCTCATTTATTACTTCAGGTGTTACAACTTCAGCATCGGTAACATTGATTTGATTTAAGTCACCACTAACTATTTCATCTGAAATAATCTCTGCGTTAACATCCATCGTTTCACCGTTCTCAGCTTGGTATTGAGCCTTCAAAGTTTCCATAGTTTTTTCAAACATTTCTTGATACTCAGCTTGAGCTTTTTTCTTTAACCCTCTAATTGTGTTGTTTCTGTGTGTTACTCTTGTTTTGTGTGCCTTTGCACCACCACGTAATTTTGACTTTGGCATAATTGTATTTATTTAATTGTTATTATTAATTTCTTCTTTTATTTCTTCAATTGTTACTCCCGGTTCATTCTCAACCTGTTCTCGTAATTCTTCCATTAACATATTCGTTATCCTTTGATATGGATTTTCATTTGAAACCTTCATTTTGGAATCTTCTATTATTTCATCTGTTGAATCATCTTTATACATTTCCAACCAATCAGGTCTGTCTTGGACTTTAATTTTATCAACCTTTTCAATTAATTTTTGGACTTCCGATTTAGAACCTATTAACATTTTTTTTAATTTAATCTTTCTTTCAAGCTCATTCCATATTTTGTAATAACCCGCCGATTTGTTATTATGAAAATTAACATCTATTTTATTTTCCTCCAAATAATTCATAATATCCATTATAGTATCATCATCTTCCATAATTCCCATATCACCACAAAGTGTAAATAAATCATCACAAGTAATAATCCATCGTTGAGTTTTTTTCTCCTCAATTCTTTTTAATATAAATTCACCTAATTTTCCCATATTTTAATTTTTTGCTGGTCGGTTTTCTTCAAACCATTCTATAATTGAGTTTATCGCCCATACAGCTCCCGATGATAAAATCCCATCAAAGAACCAACTAATCCATATCGGTGTTCCAAATATAGCAAATGTCGGTGAGAATATCAATAAGGATAAAACAAATCCACCCCAAGTACTAAAACACATCGGACAGGTTATTATACCTGATATGAAATGAGCAACCCCATTAAATGGTAATTGTTTATCATTCCCCCAATTTTGGAAGAAGTTTCTTAATCCTTGGAATATTGACCCAAAGACCATAATGTTCATAAGCCCGTAGCTTAAAATAAACCATACTAAAATTTCCATATTACATTGTTTCGTTTAAGTTGGAACCTTTAAGAAATACAGCACCTTGACTGACCTTAATTGATTCCAATTGTTTATTTATTTCTTCAAGTTCTTTTATTCTTTCGTTTTTTAAAGATAGTTCTTTTCTAAGTTTCTGTAAAGTTTCTTGAAGAAGTAATACCTTATCATTTGATTTAGGTTCGTCCCCAATTTTATCTATATTTGGGACGACTTCTTGAATAACATTTACAATCTTCTCTTTTATTATTTCAACAGGCACCTCCTTAATCACCTCTTTTTCAACATATTGGATGACTTCCACCTCTTTAATTATTTCAACGGGGACTTCAACATATTTAACAACCTCAACTGGAACCTCCACCCGGATTTCTTTGATAACCTCAATTTCCACCTGTTTTTCTTCAATCCCACCTATTTTTTCTGAATCGTCACCAAGTAATCCATATTTTTGTATGTTGTATCCGTCAGTATAACATTTGGTGATGAACTTATCAACATCCTCAATATTGTTTAATTTACAATATTCTTGGACTGATTTTAATTGGGTATGCGTTAATTTAATTTCCACCATTAACTAGTTTCTCGGTTCCATTTATTATATCATCAAATGATTTCATCTTAAATGATAAGAAAGGTTTTGGATTATCCAAATCAACAAATGAATATTCATCTGATTCTAAATTGTAAATTCCAAATCCGTGTTTGGTAATTGTCTCACCATAGTTCTGTTGGATTGTTGAACCCACCATATACGCTTTCTTACCACCCGGGATGTTGAAGATTTGTCTTTTGTGAATATCACCACATAATACCAAATCACATCCGTTAAACTTATCAGTTTCAAATCCGGTTTCAAACTTATATCCGATGTCGGTTGTTAATCCTTGAACTGGCCCGTGGAATAATCCAATATTAAACTTATCATTTTGTAGTATTTCAGGTGGAATATTATGTTGAACCAACGAATATACACACCAATTAACATTTTCATCTTCATACACACCTCTATCTTTGTAATAACAAATGTTAGGGTTATTTAATGAGTTAATAATCGGAGTTAAAGTGTCTAATCTATCCAAATTAGATTCTATCATATCGTGATTACCTATTATAACAATAGTTTTAGTAATCTTGGCACATTCTGTTAATATCCAAGATACAAATTCTATTAATTCCGGACTAACGGTGTTTTTAGAATGAACTAAATCTCCGGTGAAGACAATCCTGTCCGGAGCAAGCTCTCTGAATTGTTCCAACATATTATTCAAAATACCTCTGTATAAGTCGTGGTCTTTGAATAATCGTATATGTAAATCACTAAAATGAACTAGTTTCTTAATCATATTACTTATCAAATAATTTAAACTCTTCATTTACGTGACCGCAGTCATCACATCTGTAAGTTGGAAACGGAACAATTGTGTCTTCCTGACTTCCGGTTAACAATTTGTTAACTTTTTTTATCATCACAACTTCTTTGAAGAAGATACCACCACATTCCTCACATACCACAGTAGGTTGTTTTCTTAAATCAATTTGAGGTTTTAATAAATCATCCATATATTTTTTATTTTAAATGTAATTAATTTATTTGGTTTAGTCAAATAAAAACCCCCAATTTGAATGGGGGTCCTTAATTACTTTTTCAAATACTTTTTCATATCCATATCTAATATGGTTTGTTGAACTTCCTTTGGAACCCGGAACTCTTCAAATGTTCCATCATCTTTAACTAACACAATAATACATCCGAACAATTTCATATTTTCATATTTTGTTCCTTGTAACATTTTTAGTAAAAGTTTTCCATAGAATGGTAATTGGGTGAAGTAATGACCCAAGGCATTATTTGGATGTTTTTGGAAGGGGTATTTCATTCTTGTTGTGAAATGACTCTCCTCGAAGTTCTTTGGTTTGTTCGTTTTATAATCAGTACAAATTAAACCGACCTCTGTTTTATCTTTATTTTCAATCAACCACATTTTATCAGGTTGTCCAACGTATCCGAGTTCAGGACTACCCAATACCATCTCAGTATCTAATAATAGAGCCCCTCTCTCTTTCATCGTTTCTAAAAACTTAGTTCCGGAAACAATCATAGAATCACCTTTTAATATTTGAGTAAAATCACAATCAAATACAGGTTGTCTAACTTCTTTCTCAATACCAAATAATTCTAATGATTTTTTCTCTAATAAGTAATGGACTCTACTACCCATATTAGTAGCATAGTCACCAGCAGCTTTCCACTCATCTAATAATTGTTTTTGGACTTCTAAATCACCTTGTGCTTTTCTTAATGAAATACCCTCACTATCAAATTCATCATAGAAGTATTTAATCACCTTACTAACGGAGGGGAATGTATTTTTAACGACACCATCTACATCCTTCATATAATAGGTGTGGGTGTCCTCAACGAATGTTAATTCAAGTTCTTGTCTTTTCTTTTCTAATAAATCCCTAATCTCTTTAGCAACTTCATTTAATTCTTTATTCATTATTCAAATTTTGTTTTAAGATATTCAATTACGTATTTTGCATAACTTGTTAAAAAGTCATTACCATCAAAAACAAACATTTCGTGGTTGTTCTCAACGGCTGAGTTATATTCTGTTTTAAAGTTTTTGAAACTTTCCGGTGTAAATGATATCGTGTTTGACATAATTATTTTGTTTAATTAGGGGACAAATATACAACTATTTTTAATACTACCAAATAAATCTTATTTTATTTCATAAAAATATTCACTTATATCACCCCTCAGGTCAGCAACATCATCATCACCAGTTAATTTTATTAATTTAATTTTACCATATAATCTACCACCATTTAAATTATGGTATAATTTAATAGCATCTTGGAAAGCATCACTATCCAAACAAAGTATAATATTACCATTCGCTTTCTCATATAATGT